TCAAGAATCGTATCAACGAGACTGAAATGATGCTGGCGATGGCTTATCAGCAGACTGGCGCAAGGGCATCTATGATTGATCCTGAAGACGCTGCAACCAAGCAGTTCGCGAAGAATATTAAGGACATCAACAGTGGCACAGCTAAGGCTCCGTTTGGAGGTGTTCAGTTTACAAACTTCATGCCCATTGACCGCACGGTCAAATCTGCTGAAGAATATAGCGATGCTGCCATCAAATACGTCAACAACCTTGAGAAAGAAGGTGTTTCGCTTGATGATATTGCCAACTCAGTCATCTCGCCAGTGTTCCTTGAAAGCATCGGTATTGAGCAAGACTTGATGGCCCAAGACGCTCTGACTATCGAAGTCCGTCAACGTGTGGACAACGCTGCACGCGAGGAAAAGTCTCCAGGAAGAAAGAAGCAACTATCCAAACTTAGCGAGCGCCTATCTGCATTCTGGCAAGGCGTTGGTAGCAAGAAAGGTCAACACCTTGGGCAACGACGCTATCTTGTGAACAAAGCTCGTTATAGCTGGATGTTCATTCGTGAAATCGCAGAGAAGGTGATGAAGGAGGCAAGAACAAATATCCTAATTTCCAACTTCGGAAGCGAGAACGCGACTAGCTTCACGCAAAACTCGTATGAGAATTCTGATAAGGCCAATCAGCAGGCGGCTGATGAGATAGCTCAGGATGTCGTCAACAATGATGAGTGGGCATTAATCAAAGAAGGTGAACAGGTATTTGAAGGTGCAGATAAGACCTTGTGGGAAAGGGCAAAAGCTCTAGTTAGGCGCTTTGCGTTTTATGCTAGGGCTGAAGCTACCGAGAAGGTATCTGCATCCAAGGCATCAATTACTGATGCAGAACGTAATGAGCTAAATGCCATTCTCACGATGCCAAAATCAGAGCGTGAAAAGGCTAAAGCAAAAGACTTGGCTGAGTTTCGCTCCATTATGGGCAAGTTGCTTGGAGAGGAATCACCAACCGATACGCCAACAGAGAAGAAAAAACGCAAGAAGCGCAAGGAGATCATCGACACGGTGGAGAAACGTGTTGCAGAAGGTCAACCTATTGAGCCAACAGCAGAAGAGATCGCCAACGAAATTGAGATTGCTGAAAACAAGGCATCTCAAATCGTCTATCGCTTTGAGGAATTGTATCGCCAAGGATTCAAGAATCCACCTGAAGGCATGTCAAAAAAGGAGCAAAAAGACTCCATCATTCGAGCATTTAGAGATCAGGTTAAAAACCCTGTATCATTTGAGCAATTCGCAGAACGACTGGACGCACTCAAGGTTGGTGAAGAGGTTTCTGAACGCTTATTCCTAACCGCATCCAGAGAGCGTGCCGACTTGGCTCGAATGAAGAAATTCAAAATCGAGAAGCGCCGAGTTGAGATTGCCGATAAACAGGCATCCAGACTTATTTACTCTACTGAGGAAAGGTTGCGCCAAGGTTCCAAAGACCTATCCAAATCAACGTCTGGTGACTCCATTAACAAGGCTTTCAAAGATCAAGTTTCTGATCCAGTTGATAAATCAAAGTTTGCTGAACGACTCGCTAAATTGGATGTTTCACCTGATGTGGCTGAACGCCTATTCAAGACTGCTGAGCGCGAAAAGACCGATCTTGAAGCAATGGCTGCATTCAACATTCTGCAAGGCCCAAAAGCTCTGCAACGAATGATCAATGAGATCAACAACATGCGCCGTGGCGAGGAAATTCCTCTCAGGACGCCTATCCCTTGGCGTCAGCTTCTCTCGCAAAGCGCAAAAACAGTCGAAGAATACCGTCAGCGCATCTTTGACGCCATCTCTGCCAACGAATCACTCAAGAACGCAACACCAGAGCAAAAGGCACGTCTCGCAGAACTTTTTACTGAAGCATGGGAAACCAAGCGTAAACGCATTCTCGACAGCATGCAGGAGCGATTGATCCGTGAGCAGGAGGCAAAAGGTAATCTCAGCAAAGAAGGTGCTAAAGCCCTTCAAGCGCAACGGATGCGTATCGTTGAGGACATCAATCTTGGCATCTTCGATAACGACGAACTAGCAAAGCGCATGGCAGAAAAATTCGGCATCAAATCCGAGTTCACCGAGACTGAGCGCGAGAAGATCAATTCGCTTATTGAGGTTCTTCAAGACGAAGGTTTGAACGCTGTGAAGCGCCAAGTTGCGGCCTACAAGCTGCTTGAGGTGCTGCAAGGCGAACTCAAGATTCCAGTGGTAAAGATGATCGCTGACTTCTGGGTTTCCAGTGTTCTCTCTGGTCCAAATACTATCGTCTCAATTGGTCTTGCTGTTGCCAGCGGTGCATTCGAGCTTTCTACAGCATTGTCTCGCGTGTTCATTGCTGGATTCACCAATCCAAAGCAGCTTCCATCTGAGCTTGCTGGTGCATATAAAACACTCGCTCGATTGCTGAGTGCCTATGGACGACAAGCCCGTATCGCGTGGCAATACCTTGTTAGCGGAGATCCAGTGTTTCTTGATCCATCTATGAACGATGTGACCGAGAATATGCAGTGGGGCAATATCGGTAAGAGCAACAAGCTGGCAGAACAAATGGCGAAGTCTGACAAGATTCTCGTCAAGAGCGCAGGCTTGTTTATGCGGACTGTTAGCCGTTTACTGACTGCTCTCGACGTATTCAATAGCGGACTCACCAAGGAAGGTTCGCTTTCCATCGTATTCCGTCAGATTGGACTTGATCCAGCTAAGATTGCTGAAATGGAGAAGAAGTCTGATTTGAAGCCTTACAAGGACGCCATTATTCAGCAAGACTTCAAAAATACTCCTCCAAAGTCTGCACGCGACAAGGCTATTCTTGATTCCTACGCTCTGGCCGACATGATGGCAGAACTGGACAAGCTAGGCAACGTGTCCGAGAACGCCAACTTCTTCGGTCAACAAGGTGCCATGACGCTTGATCCATCTGGACTTGGTGGTGTCGGCTATCGTGCGATCAGATCGCTTGTGACCAATGCTGAAGCGGGTGCTGATAGATTCCTGAAGCAAGCGCAACGCGGATGGAATGACTCAGCGCAGAATGGCGATAGGATTCTCTCTGGACTTGAATTGGCATTCGCCTACTTCATGCAGTTCGCTGCTTACAATGCAGCCAACTTTGGCGGTGTTCGCTTCGCACGTTTCGCTGGCAACAAATTCAACCAAGGTCTGAGCTTAATTCCAGGCATTGGTTTCGCTCGCGCATTTGAGGCTGAATTTGATCCTAATCGCATCAGTGGAAAAGAAGCATTCATCGACTCAATTCGGCGCAATCAGCTTATTGGAGTGATGCTATCCGTTGCTGGCTATCAAATCCTGAAAGCCATCGCAGACGAGCCGGATGACGAGAAGCGCGGTTGGTTCATCAACGGCGGCTGGGGTAACCTAACGCCTGAGAAGAAGCAGCAAAAGCTGGCCGCTGGCGAGAAGGAGTACACCATCGGCATCAATGGCAAGGTGTTCAATTACGCCAACTGGCCTATTTCATCTGCGCTTGCAGCTATCGGAAGTCTTTCTGACTTGATCCGCTTCTCGCCAGATCAATGGAATGACAAAAACGTGGCTCAAATTATGGCAAGTGCTGCAATGTCTGGCGCTGCTGCTGCCGCTGATATTCCTGCTCTTTCTCAGTTCCAAGAGCTATTCGGCAACAGCTTGTCCAGCAAAGACCCCAACGAGAAGCGCATGGAGCGTTTTGCCAAGGTGATGTCGAGCTACGCTGGCGGCTTCGTTCCTCGATTCTTGAAGGACATCGACTACGCGCAAGATCCAAATCTGCGTAAATACGAAACACTGTGGGAGAAGACAGCCTCGCACATCCCTGTTTATCGTCGTTACGAAGGCAAGGAGTACTACGACATCTTGGGCCAGCAAATCCAACGCAATGTGTATCCTGGAAGCCGCGAGTTCATGGTGAAGCCAACTGATCCAGCCTACAAGGTTCTCGGTGCTCTCAATTCCCGTGGAATCTGGCTGACTCCTGCTAATGCTGAACACCGCATGGTTGGCAAGGGCGCTCGTCGTCGCTCTCTTACACAGGAAGAAGCCGACAACTACAGCCTTGAAACTGGCAAGGGCTACAAGCAAATGCTTCTGCGATATGGTCAGCGTGCGCTACAGATGCCCACAGAACGCGCCAAAGCATTCCTGTTGGACAAAGCTGACGAAGTGCGCGATAGGGCGCTCAAGAAGGTCTATAGAGGCTATCAACCAGCAACGTGATGCAAGAACTCATCCGCAAAAACACCATCCCAAAGGAATTCAACCACGCGAAGCTGCGCGAGCTATTTCCAACGGCTGTCATCACTGGCGATACCTACGGCTTCTTCTACCACGTTGAAGCTACAAACACGGTATTCATCAGATACGGCTGGCGTGATTTAGCGAAGTCAGTTCAAGAACACCTGACAGGAAATGGCATTGAGATTCCAGCGAATCTTGGCCTCATCATGCAGGAAGCATTTTGCCAGCATCGTCCTGATTTATGCGTTGATCGTGATCCTGATAGCGAGGCTAAAATTGGAGCGTTTCAAATGATGAAGCGATTCTACAACTCAGCCGTAAAACCTTACTTAGCTGGCGAGCTTGTTGATCAAGAAGAGGCGAATCGAAGAGCGGCTATTTGTGCGACCTGCCCCAAGAACACGGAGAAGATTGTGGAGTTCTGCGTTAGCTGCTCAACTCGTAGCCTTGTTGGGCATATCAATCAGTTCTTAACGAGTCGGCATACGCCTAGCGATCCGCTATTGAAGACGTGCCAGATTTGCAGTTGTGATCTTCGCATGAAGTGCTGGTGTCCTACAGAGGCAATGCGAGAACCTGAGTTGGCTGACAAGTGGCCTGATCACTGTTGGATGAAGTAGCTAAACTTCCGCTGTAGCCTACGCTTGATTGTCAGTCGGACAAAATTGTAGTTCATCCAGCATGTCAGAAGGTTCGGCCTTCCCGTTTGCCATCGCTTCAATCCAGCGTGCAGGGTCAATGGTTGCTGTATGCTTCCATCCAACATCCAACATCGCAGATTCAAACTGGCGGATTTCGTCAGCGGATAAGCATTTAATCACTCCGTTAAGCGCATATACAAAAAGCATACGGCCTAACAAGGTTTCTGATGAAACACTGACAACATCGTTCTTGGATTTGGTATTCATTCGCGGTGAGCCTCTGATTGATTGTTAGGCACAAAATAAGACACGACTTCTAGCCCGTCATCGCGCCAATCTTGAGCAATGTCTTTTTGATCGGTCACAAACTCCTCGTCTCCTACCGTGCATTTCCACTCTTTTCGCTGAGACATTAGAGATTCGATCTGTGTCGCAGCATCTGCCATTATTGCAGATATTTCATCCGCGTAAGGTGTCCATCCAGAACGAAGAAGCCGAACGAGGCGCTGCATGGAATGCCGAGGGGCATCCTGCGCGAGTCCAGGCGTTAATTGGTCGGCATCCATGAGCTTATGCGTTATCGCCAAACACCATGCTTGCGAAGTAGCCCGATTTTTACGGGGTGCGTGTCTACCGAGTCTGCGATTCCCTCATTGAGAAGCCACGGGTTTAGCCCCGTATCCTCGCAGAAGTCATCCCAGTCGTTGCATTTGTCGAGAAGGTAGCCCAAGGGCAATTCGACTTCGATTTCGTCATATTTATCATTCATAAAGCGATAACAAGTGGATGCTGGCAACGGCGGGAAGTTGCCTGTTTGGTTTATTCAGAGTCTTGCGCCCGCCGCGCCAGATCCTTGTCGTTCGGCAGCACAATCTTCCTCCAATGCGTTGCGTGATCATAACCACGGTCATACGCACCCTCCCAGATGTCATCGCCATCGGACCAATCGACATCGCCGTATTTATTGGCGTCTTCTTTGGTTGGCAGGCGATCATCAACTAGAACCCATGAGAGTTCGAGTAGCATCTTTTGCAGTTCATCAATGGTTTTCATATTCGGTATCTAACTATACGTCCGTTTTTGGTTGAGATGCAAGGGGGATTTCAAAACTTCATTTTGATGCCGCTGAAAAAGAAAAGGTATTTTTATGGTACTTCAACTTGAAGCTACCAACCCAACCACTAACGCGCTGCTTCTCAATAATCACTTCAGTGTCGTGCATAGCGTCGATTATCTCGCGAGATTTACCAGCCTTGATAGCGTCATCCTTCGCCTTATTTCTAATGATAATTGCAACATTGTCTGGATTGTCGATGAGTGCAGATGATCCCTTGACGTGATACATTGTTGGTCTTTCGCCTTCAACTGGCTTGCGAAAATGACATACGAGATGCACATGACTGCCGCTTTCCTTGACAAAATTTTGCAGAGTGTTCACGATTTCAGCCTGCTTTTCCATGTCAGCTTGACCTTTAATTCTCATCATTGAGTCAATAATGAAATCTGTGCATCCATATCTACGATTGGCAAACCATAGCATTTCCATCAACTCTTCCATTGCTATACTTCCAACGACATCAGCAAATAGAAGATACCTACCTATTTCTTGACAGAATCGACGCAACTTCGGCTCGTTGATCTCATGACCCATACAAACCTTTGCTAACCTGCCAATTTGATTCTCAACCAACATCTCCATGGTTGCCTCAAAAATATATCTCCTCTTACTGACTACGTTTGCCTTCAAAAAGTTAAGCATAGTACTCTTGCCAGCAAAGGCTAAGCCGCCCCATACTGTCAATTCTCCTGGTCGAAAATAAAACCCAGTACCCTCATGCCAATCGCCCTTAAAAAATGGCAATGTAAAGGCTTCCTCCTTGGGGGTGTATGAAGCCACAACACGTTCCTCCAACTCATCACCACGCACGAATTTATGGATTGCGGCCATCTTGGCATTTCCAATCCAATCTAAAGCGTCCTTTTGAGTGTAGCCAGATTTTAGACAATCGTTCGCATCCTTTTTAGGCATTGAGACAATCATGCAACGATGCTTACCTAGACGCTGGATGATCTTGTCGGTTAATTCTCTTCCGGCTTTGTCTTGATCAAATGCTAGATAAATTGTGTCAAATGGAGCTAGATTATCCCACTCGTACTCAACCCATGATGTGCCGGTGCCATTAGGAATAGAGATAGAATCGACTCCCCATTGAGTCCACGTCATGCAGTCGATTTGACCCTCGCAAATGAGAACTGTTTTATCCTTATATGCTTGTTCATTGAGTGCATGCCATCCAAACATACATGGGGCGCAATCTTTTTCCTGCCACACCTGCTTAGGTTCAGTAAGAGTACGATATGAACGATTGATCAACTCGCCATCTGGCGCGTAGCATGGAAAAACAATAGCCTGTCTTTCGCGGACTCCCTCAACCTTAAATTTCCGTATGATGTCAATCTTCAAATGCCTGGAACCTGTGAGATATGCAACACCTCTACCCTCTGTGGCAAGTTCAGGTATGGAATTTACAGGCTTGCGGTAATCCTTCTTTTTTGCATCGACTGGATCATTAATACCAAGGTAATGTTTAGCCTCCTTGATGGCTTGTGCCGCTGTAATTCCTTTTGTGATGCGCCACAGGTCGAGGAGATCACCTTTATTGGAATCATCAGCCCAATCTCGCCAGTTTCCAACGTAACTGCCAACAAAAGCCACCTTCAGGCTTTTTCCTGGCGATCCAGCAATGTCTCCACACACCCAAAACTGTCCATCTTCTTTGCCGCCAGGAAGAAGAAGCTTACAGACCTCTAAAGCCTTGTTTGAGAGCTTTTGGCTAATATCAGCTACCGTTACCATACTGACACCTCCTCGACGCTCTGAGGGCCATCTGTGTGCGAAATAGAGGCATCTGGTGAATTATTTTCACGGTATGATTCCAAAACTTTGTTGAAATCGACATCTATGGTCGATTCTGGCTCTGGAGGAAGCTTTTCAAACCATTCTTGAAATTCCATAAAATTAGGGTTGTCCTTGATTGGATCGGCAAATGCAATTGTTGAAGTTGGCTCGAAAGCAGCCGCATCTTCGGCTGATATTTTATCAAAATGGATGCCTTGCCAGCCTCCCGACATGGCCTTGTTCACAGCGCATCGCAACACGCCGATTGGTTTTTGCCGACAGGTGGTCAAGAGCGCCCTCCATCCACGATGCGTGTAACGCTGTTTGCGTTGTGACTTGTCCTCAAACCATTCTGCCATGGTTGATCGAAAGTCGTGTGAGTCGGTTTCTTCAAACAACGGCGAATCAAGCCTGTCAGTACTTCCGGTTATTCTCTGTTTAATTCTCTGTTCTTCTCTGTTTGTGTGAACGACGTTCACTGGTTTAGGCAGGAGGTTCACTGGTACCCCAGCAGGAGGTTCACTGGTTATGGCAGGAGGTTCACTAGTGAACGTGCTGCGGGGGTGCGGCAGGTTCACTGGTTGTGGAACGACGTTCACTGGTTTAGCTAAATCAACCACCGCAGGAGGTTCACTGGTTATGTCGATATTGTAAGATGATTTGAATCCGTTTCCACGGTTAATCTTGATGTGTTTTAGGCGCTCCAAATCCTTCAAAGCGGTAGCTACAGCCCGGTTTGAAAGCCCTGTAAAACTCATGATGAGCGACACGCTTGGATCACATCTCTCAGACTCTTGATTGTGGCAATCACACAGGCAAAGCATTACCAACTTTTGAGTTGGTGACATCTTGCACATCTTGAATTTATTGATGGCTTTAAGGCTCATAATTTGTCTCCTGATGGCTTTATTCTACCGTGGTGAAAAATGACGTATTGCTTAGCGTCTTCTATTTCAAACTCGCTTAATCGAAACCATTCTCCCCTGATTCGATAGGCTGAAAATCTAGCATGTAGCTCCTTCTCAAGGTCGATAGTGCCCTCAATAGAAGCCAGCAATTCGATTTCAGGCTCCTCAGACTGAAGAGTTTTTTCTCTAAATTTAGGATTTTTACTAAATCCAATTTTAATGAAACCATTTCTAGTGTTCTTCATAAGGTAAACAAATGCAGTTTTCATGGCAATTTCTTCAACTGCTTGTTTTTGTATGCAATCCTCGCAAATCCACTCGTGCTTGTTATTTCTTCCGTTGGCTTTTGAATCTGGTGTCAGACCTCCACAAGTGGTGCAAATGACGTAATGCGGCTTCTGTCCTGCGTGAACTTCATCATGACAACCAAGGCACAGTGTTTGAAGAAGCGTCAATGGGTAATCCCACGGCATCCAACCAGTAACGTATCCAAGATGGTGGACGCAAAGCGTTACTTCTGGGTTTTTCCTGCCACAGTTCTGGCAGGTATAGTGATCATGATGGAGTGCTTCTTTGCGCTTCGCTAGCCATCGGTGATCAAGGAGGAGATTTGCGTACCAGTTGTGCATCTTAAAAACAAAAAGGCCGCTCAGGTTGCTCCCCCGGTAGTGACCCGGATTTTAACCCGGCGAGGAAGCGGCCTGAGCGGCCAATGATTTTCTAAAGGCGTCTAATTCACGATGGACACTACTCCCAAGAACTTCGACACAAAAACGCTACTGCATCAAAACACCCAGTCAACAAAAACTACCCAATCGCGGCCAGTTCTTCGTGCTGTGCCAGCACATTCTGCACATAGGCAATGTCCAAGGCTTCGCCAAATTGAGCTTCGAGTAGACAATTGTAAAGCCTGTCTGCATCCTTGCGCGATTCGACCAGCTTACCACGCCATATATCCTCGATGCGGATCAGTTGCGCCTGGAAGCTCTCCTGGCGTTCTTGAAGGCGCTGGTTTAACTCGGTGATCACCTCACCTATTTTGAGGCATTTAAGCTCCAATTCGGCAGATTTCGTGATAAGACTGTTCCGTTCTAGTACAATTTTGCGGGCAAATTCTGTAGAAACCATGTATTTTTGAGAGAAAGCCATTTTCTCAGCCGCATCTGTCTCTGGTGTATTCATATTCAGTTATTGATAAAGTGTACGTCGATCTCTGCTGCAATGTCCTCAACCATGTCGTCCAAAGTATCGACAGCGCATTCCCAGACTGCATCGCGCATCAATGGGTCATAACTGGCGATTTGAACGGCTAGCAGGTGAATGAGAACTTGTGTAGTCTCATCTTTTGATGCCTTCGTTCCATTAAGTGTGCGAGCCAGTTGATTGTGAAGGCGACATTCTGCGGATGGTTGTTTTGAGTTGGGCATTAATGGTAAACCTCAATAATCACTTTTTCTTCTTCG